CGGTGATATCACCGGCTGCATCTGTTACCCAAACAAAATCCATATCGGTATTAGAGTTTTTGCTTAATACCTGTCCCGTAGTGCCGCCTTTAAGATCTACCAAACTCGCATCGATGGAGTCGCCTAAGGCTTCGATCGCCGTAGCTCCATCTTTTACTAAGTCGGTCGATGTAGGTACCGGCCAATTAAAATTAGGCGTTACTGTTGCCATTATGTCAAACCTCCAAAAGCATTTTCCCAGATGAGTGTAGCGTTTACACCCGTCCAAACTAGGTTAGCCGGGCTAACCGTGTCCCATTGTGGCGCAACGAGTGAGAAATCTGTAGGGCTTAGCGTGAGTGTTATGTCCACAAATTGAGGCGTAGCCCGGATAGCAAAGCCCTCTAAAAAGCCATTAAACGACCCGTTAAACATATTGATCGGTAAATCGTTAATAACAATAGGCTCGCCAAAAAATACATCGATGAGCTTATTACGCTCTGCATCGGGTAGGTCGCCGCTATCTAGTCTAAAGGTAATCGCCTGTAGCTGCTCTCGAGGGATAGCACGTAGGCCTAATTCACGATCCATTACATCGTTTACATCGCTTAGGTTATGCAGGTTGCTATTTACGGCTCGCTGATAACGGCCGTAGTTAGCGATGGAGTCGGCATCAAGGGCCGTAGCTTGATTATTGTAATTGTTGCCATAGTTAAATACTAGAGAGTTACGGATCTTGCCTATTTGTAGGATCGATTTAACACTCGACGGCGTAGCGTAGTTAGCCGATAAAGTCGTATATCCGTTAGCCGATAGGTAAGCCGTACGATGGTCGGCATCGGCATAACATACGCGCCCGGCTTTATCCTCGTAAATTTGTCCTAGTGCGCTTTGTGCTATCTGAGCGCATAAGTTATAGCTACTAGCCGGGTCGGCTCCTCGCGCTATCATCTCGTATAGACCAGGCTGATCGATCTCGCCGAGGCCTACGTTTTCTGCATCAGCCCACGTAGTCGTAGGGTCATATGCGATCCATTCTAAAGCCGGTGCTACCTCAAACCATGAGTTAATTAAAAGCTCATTAAGTATGTCAAAAATCTGAGTCCCGTCCTCAGTTTTAGGCAGGGCATCCGGGAAAAGAGCTTTAGTTAATTTAGCTAGTGATCCGACGGCTAAAATGCTACCGATCGTTATAAAGCCGACCTCCTCCGGAGATCGTACCGAGATGCCAAAATCTGACACCGCGCCGCCAAACACCGGGACGTAGGTACCGGAGCTATTCTTTAGCTCTAGGGTTAATACATCGGTTACGTCGATATCGAAAGCCGTATTATTTACGTTTACGATCTCCATACGTGCGTAGCCGGCGTTGCATTGTAAATCGATATCATCGCGACCCGTTGCCATCGTCACGCTTAAGACGTTTGTATAGACGGTAGTACCGACCGTTATACGCCACTCGGGTAACCATGTACTCATGCTACTAAGTAATCTCCGGAGCCTCGATTAACCGAGGTACCTCGGTAGCTTGATTGATTGAGTACATCCTCAACCGCTCGAGCGATAGCCTCGGGATCTCCTAGACCTGCCTCGATTTTAATATTATAAGTAGCCGGATATCCGCCGCCGTAATTCATCGTAGGGCTATATCCGCCTAAATCGCTCTTTTGTGTATCGGTCAGAGTAGGGAATAGATCAAAAATATTTACATCTTTTTTAAGTCCCTTAGTAGCTTCCGCCATTTTGCCCACGGTATCGACGACCGTAGTAGCCGGGATAAGTGAGCCCACGCCGCTAGAGGTAAGCCCTGCGGTGTTGCCGCCTGTACCGACTTTGCCGAGTAGTGCTATGTAATCTTGTAGTGCTTTGAGCCGCGCCTCGTCGGCCTTTTTTTGCGCCGCTGCCACACGGTCGATCATGCTTAACTCCTCAGACTCGCGGAGCTTTGTAAGCGTTAAACCTGCATTAGTAGTTTTGCTTAGAGATGCGAGTTTAGCGATTTCGGTTAGTTGGATCTGTACGCGCTCGCTATAACTTTCCTTAGCGGCTAAGTCACCGGCTGCGGTGATAGCTGCATTATATTTACCAAACGCAATATCCCGGGCGGCCTCTTTATCCTTTTCGGCCATCTTAGATTTATCAATAGCCGCTAACTCTGTAAGTAACTGAGTGTTAAGAGCTGAAAGAGTTGCCTCGCTGACCTGAGCAATACCGGCTAGTTTGGCCATGTCTGTATTTTTTTGCAGGGCTGCAAGCTCGTTAATTTTCTTAAGGGCTAACTCGCCGTTATCCTCCTCAATAGCCTGTAAAGCCTGAAGGCGTAGGATCGTCTCTTTGTCGTAGGTAGCGCGTAGAGCTGCCGCGATAGAGATGCGGTTAGTGTCAAACACGGCCGCAGCCTTTGATAACGAAAGTTTATTTTTCTCTAATAGCGCCTGCTTTTTTAGTAGGGCTAGGCGCTCTTTTTCACGTTTAGCCGCTTCGGCCGTGGCCTTAGCCGCTGCCGCTGCATCTGCTCTTTGTGTATCTTGGTTACTAGCTGATAAAGAGCGATTACCAAAACCTTTAACACCGCCGCTAAAAACAATATCTAAAGCATCTTTAAGGCTATAACCATCTTTAGTTTTGCCGCCAAAAAGCACCGAGATAAAATCGCCCGTGGCTACGCTGAGTTTATTCATTTTGTCGATAAGCGGATCTAAATTGCCATCGGCTCCGGCCAAGCCCTCGAGGGCTCCGATCAAACCGCGACCGATCTCCTCGCTTGCATTTTCAGCCGCGATAGTTAATTTATTTAATTTACCTGTATAGGTATCGGCTGCTACCGCTGCCTGACCGCCAAAAATCTTTAGTAGTTTTTCTTGTATGTCTGCAAAATTAGCGGTCTTTATTTCGGCTTGAGTAAGACCAATATTAAGAGTACGTAGCCCTCGGTTATTACCTACATATGCCTGAGCTAATACTTGGCTAACGCTTGCTAGATCCTGACCGCTGCCGGCTGAGGTATCTAACGCTAGAGCTAAAATCTCTTGGGACTTAGCAATATCGCCGGTAGTCTGCAAAATCTTTTGTAGCGCAGGTTGGAGCTGATCTTTATTTACCCCTGTCGCCTGCTCGAGCACGTCTAGGTATTGTTTTACATCTTGTGTAGCAAAACTTAAACCTAGATTTTTTAGGCTCTGAGTTAATTGCTTGACTTGAGCATCCTCGGCGGCAAAAGCCTTAACCGCATTTTTACCGTATTGTGCTAAAGCCGCAGCACTAAAGGTAAGACCAAAAGCCTTAGCTAGATTTTTTACATTTTTCTCAAAACCTGCGATTTGTTTTTGGCCTTTAGTGAGGGCTTTACCGTCAAAAGTAGTAACGGCATTTACATATAAATCGGGTAACTTGGCCATTATGCAGCCTTACCGTAACGGCCTTGATTAAAGGCGGCGATAGTATTTTCGATAGCCTTTACTACGGCCGCTTGAGCTTTACCTTGATCCTCGGCCCACGCTCTAAAGATCATACGGCCGCGACTTGCACCATCGCCGTAAAGAGGGCCCATCCGGCTAATAAAGTTTGCACCGGCTCCCGGGTTATTAGAGCGGCTCTTAGGATCTCCTCCCGGGTTTTTACGTCCGGCGGTCTCATAGATAGCTCCACTAGCTGAGGCGTTAGCTACGATATATCGAGAGCTCCATCCGTTACGGTTTCGCTTACTTGGCGCTGCGGTGTAATAAATACCTTTACGAGCTACCTCGGCTTGATATAGAGGAAAACGGCGTAAACGGCCCTCGCTATTAAAGGTACGAAAGGCAGAATTACGGGCCGTAATCTTTTTAGTGTAGGCACCCTCATCCCAATTATAAAGACCACCCGGCGCAGCGGTAGGCGCATAACCTCGAGCCTTATCGCGTATTGGGATCATTACGCCTTTAATCTCTTTATTCATCTCTTTTAATAGCTCGGGATCTATTTTACGGATAGCGCGTAGAGTCTCTTTAACGCCGTCTAGTTTTACTGACATTTTTAGACTCCTCCGCTTGCTCGTTTAATACCTTTACTAACATCTTAAACATCTCGGCATCTAAGTCGAGTATCGCTTGAGGCGCGACCCCTAACCGTATCGATAGTTGCGCTACCAAATAGGTTAGAGTGCCGCGCCCTAGCTTAAAGGCTCGTCGTCTAGTACCTCGACCTTTTTAAGAGTATCTAAAAACTCGGCTCCAAACATCGGTACGGTTTCGCCGGATGTACGTAAGCACTCCCACGCTAACCAATATACGTCGCTCTGTTTCTCGTCATCTCTAAAGGCTTTGTGAAAACCTTTTTTTGCGTATAACTCAAAGGCGTACTCAATACGCGGTGAGATTTGATGCTCGCTTACCTCGCCGGTAGCCCTTGTTATTTTGAGTCGTGCCATTTTTTGCCCCTTTGTTAGTTTGTTATGGTGCGGTAGTAATTACGATTGGTGAGTTACACGTAAACGTGATGCTCTGAGTACCGATATCTCCGACCGCGCCGTTAATATCTGTAGTGTTATTTACTAGGATAGTCGTAGCGTACTGAGGGTTAGTAGCTGAGGTAGTCGCGCTAGTTTGCTTTAGCGTGATTGGTACGGTCGTACCCCAGGCTGCCTGCAAAGTAGCGTTTACGTTAGCCGCCGCGGTATCGCTCAAAAAGTCTAGAGAGATCGTGCTTGTCTCTAGGCCCTTAGTAAACTTTCTAGATGAGTCACCCATAGCGGTAACTTCGAGCTCCTCAAACACGCGGTTAATTGTCGCGCTTGTAACATGGTCAGAGAGTGCAACCGAGTTAAGGGTTACGACTACTCCATTTGATAGAAATACGGCCATCGCCTATTCCTCGCTTTTCTCTGTAGTAGGTGTGTTTGTTTTTGTTTCTTTTTTTGGTGCTTCGGTAATCTGTCCTACCTTGATAAGGAAGGCGATATCTTCATCGGTTAGACTCATGCTTAACTCCACTCGGTTAGTATTGAGATAGTAATGTCTGTAGTTAGTAGATCGCCGCTTTGCACCGTTAAAACGCTCGGTGCACTCACCGCGCCGATATTCATAACGATCGGAGATGCTGCTAACTTTTGGAATACGGCGCAAACCATCGACTCGATACCTTGTAGGTTGCCTTGATTGTCGTACATAGGCACATTACAAATAATGCGAAAGGATGCCATCGGCGAGATATTGGCGTAATCATTATTAGTTGGTGTTATGTATGGATCGGCCGGTGACACGATCACACTATTAGCGGTGATAGTTGCAGGCGGAAAACTGTAGGTATTCCAAACGTTTGTATTAGCAAGGGCCGCAGCTAGTGAGGCGCGTAAAGTCGTAATAGGTGCCGGCATTATCCGACCATCGCATTAGGGTTGGTATATCCGGCGATAAGGCCGCGGATCTTACCGATCATGCTATTACCCATACGGTAAGGGCTAGGACTAAAGCCGTCGATCGATACGCCGCCGGTTTGGCTAACTTGTCGAGCTTGGAAAATGTCTACGGCTAAGATCATCGCGGCCTCTCTTACGGCCGGGGTAGTTGCGTATGAGTTTGTCTTTGTATCCGTGCCCACGGCTGAGCCGTAGGGCAGTACTCGCGTAAAATTGGCGTTAGCTGCGGTTTTAGCAAACTGTATAAAGCTATAACCGTTAGGCCAATTAAAAGCCATATTATTAAATGCGATCGATGGAAACTGAGTAGTAGTGCCGGCCGTCCACGGGATCGTGCCGGTAACTGTATAAGTGCCGTTATAAGTTGAGCCGCACCCACTCAAGGTTATGGAGTCTCCGGTGCTAAATAT